ACCGTCCAGATTGCCAGCGGCACGACCAACACGCTGGGCGAGACGGTGCTAGCGTGGAGCAACTCCACGAGCGTCTGGGCGAGCGTGGAGGGCATGAGCGCCCGCGAGACGCTATCCTTCGGCCAACAGAAAGCGGTCGTTACGCACCGCGTGCGGATGCGTTACCTGTCGGGCCTCACGCAGCAAATGCGGTTCGCGTGGGGTGGCCGCACGCTCGACATCGTGAGCCTGCTGGAGCACGGCAACCGTACCGAGCACGAGGCCATTTGCCAGGAGCGCAGCAGTGGCTAGCACGCCCATCGACCGGCAGGCGGGCATCCGCATCACGGCCAACATTCCCGGCCTAGATGCGATCCGCGAAAGCTTCTTGCAGTTTGGCAAGGCCGGTGCCGCCAAATACATCGCCTCGGCCTTAAAGAAGGCGGCCGAGAAGGGTGGCACGCTGCAAGCCCTCAAGGCCAGCACGCCCAGGGGGCCGACCGGAAACTTGCGACGCTCCATCGCCGTGAAGACGAAACGCTACAACCGCAGCGGCGTGGGCATCGCCATCGTCGGCTACAAGAGCGGGCGGCGTTTCAAAGAGCCATTCGATCCCACAAAGCAGGGCTACCACCAGGGGCTCGTGGAGTTTGGGACGAAAGAGCGATTCCGCAAGACGAAAGACGGGCGAACTGTCTCTACCGGCAAGATGCCGAAGGGAGGCCGCTTGGATCGCCCGCCGATTCGCACGGCGTGGGAGCAGACACGCTCCCGCGTCGAGTCCCTGATGGTGGCCGAGATGCAGGCGGCCCTCGAAGCGGCTGGCCGGGAGCTCGCCTACAAGATTCGCGGAGCCCAGCAGATTGAAGGGAACCTATGAGCCTACAGTCCCCCGAGGCTGTCTTGCGAAACGCCCTAGTCGCTGACGCTGGCGTGCAGGCGCTCATCAGCGGGCGGATCTACCCACTGCGCCATGTTGGATCTGCGCCCGTGCAGTTTCCAATGTTGATTTGGCGGCGGTCCAGGATCACGCGGGAGCACACGTTTTCCGGCCCTGCGGGCGTGCCTCGCGTGACGATGGAGCTCTACGTTTACGCCACCAGTTACAGCGTCGCCCGAGACTTGGCAGACAAGTGCCGCCGCGTTCTGGATGGGTACGGTGGAAGTCTTGACAATGTGGAAGTGAAGCAGGTGTCGTTGGAAGACGAGAGCGACGATCTCGTGGACCAAGAGGACGCCGAGGCTTCCATTTACGTTTGCCAACAAACCTACGACATCCGCTGGCAGGAGAATTAACGCATGTCCGCCACGCCCCATGACGGCTCTGGAACGACGGTCACCTTCCCCGGTTTCACGGGCAGCATCACCAACCTGACCTACACGAAGACGGACGTGGCTGGCGATGACACCATCGACATCAGCCACATCGGGCAGAGCGCTGGTGCGTCGGTTCTGACCGTGAGCCGCCCGCTGAAGGGTTCGGCCACGGACACGGGCCGCGAGGTGCAGATCGACTTCATCGGCATCGGCGGGCTTGATGACGGCGCGACCGGCACGCTTGCCATTACGGGCGGGCTTTCGCTCTCAAGGGCGGCCACTGTTGCCTCGGCGAGCGTGACGCTCGGCGTCAACGACGTGATCCGTGGTTCCGCCACCTTCCGAGTTGCTCGCTAAGCCACGGGAGGTTTTCCCGTGGCGACGTATAGTACCGGCATCAGCGTGAGCTTTAGCGGTTCTGCTTTTGCGGAAGTCGTTGGGCTTTCGTGGTCGTGGGGCGGCGGCCTGCCGAAAGGCCGCAGTGCCGTCTGGACCGACGACGCCGGAAGCGTGAGCGTCGAGACAATTGGCGGCGCGGCAACTGGCCTATATGGCACTGCCGGTGCCCTGGCCATTTCCGGCGGCGGCATGAACTTGACATGCACCGCATGCTGCACGTCAGTGAGTGCGGCGGCTGATCTCAACGGAGTGACGCGCTACACGTTTGAGTTCAAGATCATTCAATAGAGGAACGCATGTCCCTGACCAAAGAGCAGATCCTTGCGGCAGACGACCTGGGCCTTTTGGAAGTGAAGGTGAAGGAGTGGGGCGGCAGCGTGTTCATCCGCGTGATGACGTGCGGCGAGCGCGACGCCTACGAGAACGATTGGGTGCTGAACAAGGGCAAAGGCGTGGACAACTTCCGCACGAAGTTCCTAGCGAAGTGCCTCTGCGACGAGAAGGGGGAGCGGCTGTTTTCGGACAGCGAGGTGGAGCAGTTGGCGAAGAAGAGCGCCAAGGTGATGAGCCGCGTGTGGGCGAAGGCGATGGAGCATAACGCACTGACCGACAAAGACGTGGAGGACTTGGCAAAAAACTAGCCATCCGCCCGACGCGAGTGTTCCTATTTCGTCTGGCGGCACATCTCGGAATGACGGTCAAGCGGCTCTGCCAAGAAATGGACAGCCGGGAGTTTGCCGAGTGGATTGCGTTCCACAGGCACTACCACCCGCTGCCAGACGAATGGCGGCAGACGGGCCTGCTGGCAAGTGCGTCGCTCGCGCCGTACTGCCCGCGAGGCCGAACGCCGAAGGCCGAAGACTTCGTTCCGATTGCCAAGGCTCCGCAGCATGAATTGCAGATTCTGGAAGCACTCGAACAACTGAAGCGGGACTTGGAAGGCGAATAATGGCAAATGTCATTGGACTTGGCGTGCAGTTCACGGCCAACGCCAATGGCATGACCAAGGGGCTTTCGCAGGCCGAGAAGGCCATCGGCAGCTTGGCCCGCCAAGCGTCGGATGCGGCGCGTCTCTTCGACTCGTTTGCCGGGTCAAGCTCGGCAGCGTCTGCGGCCCAGCAGCAGGTCGCCACCGACATCGCCTTCCTGACGAGCGCGTTTAAGACGGGCCAGATCGGGGCCGACGAGTTCGCGCGAGAACTGGGCATCATTACCGGCGAAGCCCAGACGCAGGCCGCCGCCTTTGCCGAGGGTGCCCGCATCACGCAGCAAGTCGCCACAGCCGAGGAACGCCGCACGGCACAACTGGAGCGGCTCGGGCAGTTGCTCGCACAGGGGGCGATCTCCGAGGAGACCTACTCTCGGGCGGCAGCCGAGGCGAGCGGTGCGAACGAGGAGGCCGCAAGGGCTGAGCAGGAGCGTGCCGCTTCCCTTGCTCGTGCGGCCCAGATCACGAAGGCCAACCTCTCGCCGCAACAAGTTTACGACAACGAGGTGCAGGAACTGACGGCCCACCTCCAGGCGGGCCGCATCTCACAGGAGACGTTCAACTCCGCAGTCGCCAAGGCCACGGCCACCTTCGCCAAGGCCGAGTCGGCGGCGAAGGGCTACGACCGCGTGGTGGAGGCCGCAGGCGATGGCGGCACGCTCAAATTCAACGAACTCTCTGGCGTGCTGGCCAGCATCCCCGGCCCGATTGGCAACGTCGCCGGTCGCCTGTCTGGCCTTGCGAGTGCTGGCGAGGGGCTGGGCCGCATATTTTCCGGCGGCCTGACCGAGGGCCTTGCGGGCATCGGCAGCACCGTTGCCGGTCTCGTCAATCCGTTCACCATCGCCCTGGGAGGCGTGGCTGCGTTTGCAGCCGGGGCGACGGCTGTGGCGCAGGGGCTCGTGTCGCTCGAAGATCGTGTCGAGAAGCTCGGCAACCTGGCCGACCAGTTAGGCGTCTCGTTCGAGTTCATCCAAGTGCTGGAGGAATCCGCGAACCGCTCGGGCGTTTCGGTGGAGACCCTCAGCGGTTCGATGACTCGCCTGCAAAAGACGCTTGCCGGGGCAGATGAAGAGAGCAAGGCGGCGCAGTCGGCGCTCTCCCGCCTCGGCGTGTCGATTGACGAACTCAACGGGCTGTCGCAGGAAGACCAGATCCGCTTAATCGGCGACCGTCTTTCAGCCATCGAAGACCCGGCGAAGCGAACCGCAGCAGCCATGGCGCTCTTCGGCAAGAGCGGCGCGCAACTGCTGCCGTTCTTCAACAACCTTGGCCCGGCGGCCGATGACATTGAGCGGCTCGGCGGGGCACTCTCGGAAATCGACCGTGGCCGCATTGACGACTTTGGTTCAGGCATCGACGCGCTGGGCGTGGCCAGTTCCCGGCTCGGCGAGTTGCTGCTGCTGCCGTTCGCGGGGCTTGGTGAAGGAGTGGCCAGGGGGGCCTCTGAGTTTCTCGGTGGCGTGAACGCGATCATTGGGCCGATTGGCGACGTGCTGGAGCCAGCACTCTCGGCCCTTGGAACGCAGTTTGAAATTATCGGCACGATCTTTGGGACGGTCGGCCGTCTTATCGGCACCGTGCTCAGCCCGCTCGGGGAAATCTTCCAAGGTCTCGGGCAGTCATTTGAGCCGTTCCGCGATGCGGTGGCCGACTCTGTGCGGGCGTTTGGCGACGCGGCGGTGGCGACCGCCGATTGGCTTGTCTCGTTCACGCCCCTTGGCGTCATCGCAGACAACATCGGAGCCATCGGCGAAACGATTGGCCGCGTGGTCACCATTATCGGCACGGCCTTTTCGCAGGTGGGCGAGTATGTGGGCGGCGTTGTCACGTCGTTCGCCGAGTTCCTCGGGTTGCAGGGCGCACTCGAAGCAATCGGCACTGCTATCACGTCGGTCTTCGGCAGCGTGTCGCAGACGTTCGCCACGATCTCGGGGGCCATTGGCGGGACGGTGGGCCGCCTGCTCACCATTATTGAGAACTTCCTGGGCATCAAGAACGAGGCCGAGCAGCCGGTCGTGCCCGAGCTCGACATGAGTCAGGCGAACCTCGCCGCCACGCAGTTCAGCCAGCAGATCGGCGATGCCGCAACGGCCGCTGCGGAGTTCGGCGAGGCGGGCTTCCAGGCGGCACTGTCCTACCAGGAGTCGCTGGAGCAGATCGCGCAATTGCAAGCCGACAACACGCTCTCCAGCGAAGAGGCGAAGGCAGCAGCGGCCCAGGCCAAGCAGCAATTCGACCAAACGATTGAGTCGCTCGGCTCCGAGGCCGAAGCACAGAAGAAGGCCGCCGAAGAAGCACAGAAGGCAGCCGATGCCAAGGTGGCGGCAGCCGAGCGTGCGGCCGATGCCCAGATCGACGCCGACCGACGCCGCGCCGACGCCTTCATGCAGACGCAGGGCATTGGCGCAGAGGACGACCGCACGAAGGCGGCTGAGGCTTTGGCGGCAATCACCCGCCAGATCGCGGAGGCTGAAGCCGAGATTGCCGACGCCCGCGCTCGTGGTGACAAGGAGTCCGAGGCGGCCGCCATCAAGCGGCTCGGCCTGCTCGACCAGGCCCAGGCGGCGGCACAGGAGACGGTCGACTTTGGGTTCTCGACGGCCGACGCCCAGCGGGCACTCGACACCACGCTCGCCGATCTCGACAACACGTTCACTTTTGAAAACTTCCAGGTCGCACCGGAGGCGTTCTCGGAGGCGCAGCAGCAGCTTGCCGACTTGCAGCAGCAGCTTGAGGCCAAGACCATCGACCCGGAGACGTACCGGCAGGCGGCCGACGCGATCCGTGCTGGCTTCGAGGACGCTCTGGAAACGGCCCAAAAGATCGCCGACCTGAACGAACGCTATGCGGAGCAGGCTGCCCAGATTGAGCGCGAGCGGCTGGCGGCCCTGGAGCGGGTCGGCCCGACGACGGTGCAGGTGGCCGACGTGCGGACGCAGGAGGGGGCCTCGCAGTTTCTTCGCCTTGCCACTGGGCAGCAAGATCCGGCGATTGAGGAATACCGCAAGCAACTCACCAAGTTGGATGAGATCAAGCGCGAGATCGCCAAGGTGGGCGGGACCGTGGAAATCGTAGGTGCCTAATGGCCGTCGTCTCCTACCGCGAAGTATTGCCCCGCACGTTCAGCCACAAGTTTGGCGAGAGCCCGACTGCGGAGATCAAGGTCGTCTGCACGCTCGACGGGCCGACGAACACGCAAGCCATCCTGGCGGCCGTGGGCATCTTCCACGGGTCGGCCCACCCTGAATACGGTTACCTCCTCTGCCACAACGGGCAGGTGACCGAGACGGATCGGTTTCACGCCGAGGCCACCTACAGTTACGAGACGCCCGCCGTAGGCACGACCAACTACGACCCGAGCCCGCTGTCTCGGCGTGATGTGTGGTCAGTCTCCACAAGCGGCCTGTCGGTGCCCACGTTCCGCTTCTACGAGGGCAGCGGCAATAACATGATCAAGCCGCTCATCAACACGGCTGGCGACATCATCGAAGGGGCGCAGGCCATTGAAGGCGAGCTTCGCGTCTCGGTCTCTGGCAACCGTGCCGCCTTCCCGATGGCCACGGCCATTGCCGTGACGGGCTGCGTGAACTCCGACAGTTACGCCGGGGCGGCGGCCCATCAGTGGCTGTGCAACGGCATCAGCGCCCAGCAGACGACCGAGGTGGTGAACGGCGCGCAGATCACCTACTGGCAGGTGACGGCCGAACTTTCCTACAAGCCGAGCGGGTACAACCTCTACCTGCCAAACGTCGGCTGGAATTACATCAGCGGCAGCGGAGCAGACGGGGAAAAGAAGCGGTGCTTCGTCGTGGACGAGGGCGGCGACAAAGTTGGCTCGGCCAACGTCATGGCGCTGAACGAGGACGGCAGTATCCGCTTCAACAACGACTTCACCGGCTCCGGTGCGCCGCTGATTCTTGAGCGTCGCGTGAATCGTGAGGTGAGTTTCTCGCAATACTTCGGCACGCCGCCGACTTCCTGACGGACAATCTGATGGCACGCAAGCCAGACGGCAAATCAGCGAAGGTCGAGCGGGTCACGTTCACGCGGCCCGCTGCGGAGCGGATCGCCAAGGTGGTGCGTGATGTCGAGGCTGGTGACCGGGACCAGGCGGGCATCACGTTTGGAACCGCGCCCGGCGGTGCGTCTGGCAAGGTTTTCCGCGTCTGCACGTTCACCGGGGCGTGGTCGATCAATGTCGAGAAGATGGTGACGTTCAAGGGGGTGACGAGCACGCCGAATACGGTGAGTGCGACGAATCTTTTCGCCAACGTCGCCACCGGCGCTACGTCGGCCACGCGAAGCTGCGCAATCGCTCGAGACGGCACCGCGTGGTATCTCATCGCAGCGGAGTGCTGACATGCTTGGTGCGTCGTGTTCGCCGTGCTGCAAGCCATGCCCGCAAGGGAACTGCACGATAGACCTGCGCGATGTCTCGTCGGTGTCTGTTGAGATCGAGGCGGCAGATAATTTCTGGTTTACTAGATACTATGAGTTGCTATATCCAGGCACTCCTACCTCGCTGCCCCTGCTTGAGAGGTGGGGCAAGGCGACTGTGTTTTTTCTCAAACAACTGAACGGCACGCACTTTCTGACAAGGGTGGCCTCTGGCATCAATTTTAATTCGCCAGGGTCGCCAAATTTTGCATCTGAATGGTCAATAACCTTTCCGCCATACGAAGACTGCCCATCGCCAAGAATTTCAGTGCTGCTCGCAAACTCAGTTGTTCCTGGCGTATTTGGCGCGCGAGTCGCAGAGGTTAGATACAGACTTGTCTACAACGAAATACGGGAGTACGGCGTCGATGGCAGCGGATCAGGGCCGTGCGTAGGCCAGAATTATTATCCGTCTGCTTACCAAACCCCCAACTTGACAAAGTGCGAGTTTGCCTCGTTAGGCTGCGGCTTTAAGCAAGCTGTGCTACAAAATGACATTATCTTTGCGACTGTCGTTTGCAAAGACGGAGAACTAAAATTTGGCAGCCATGAGTCTTTTGAGACAGGGTATGGGAATTTCGGCACGCGGCGGCAGGCGACTTACGGCCCGGTTGGGCCTTTGGTGTTTCCGCCGCCGCTTGACCAAGTTCAACCAACAAACGAAGTCATCAATCAATCTGCGCCTGCAACTGTGTGGCTGAATAGGTTTGAGATTAAATGCCCCGACCTTGTGATCGATTACAGGGCATGAACGCATGGCCTCGCACTGCGCTTTTGATTGCCGCGAGACTAAGCCGGGCTGGATTTGCAGTTGCGTCAGATGCGGCAAGACCGTGACCGCAATGCGCCTGCCGGTGTTTGCGCAGTGCGCCATCGAGGCGGCTGGTGCCGATCCAGTGCATTTCGCAGGCGGGCCTGGCTCGGAGCTTTCTGCCATTCTCGGACGGCTCGGGATTTATCCCACGCCCACCTGCTCCTGCCGGGCCAAGGCCCAGCAGATGGACGCCTGGGGGCCAGACGAGTGCTCGAAGCCAGAGCGGATCGAAGAGGTGCTGGCCGTCATGCGGGAGGAAGCCAAGGCGCGCGGCCTGCCGTTCCTCGACGCCGCCGGGCGGATGCTCATTCGCCGGGCCATCGCCAACGCCCGGAGGGCTTCGGCCTGACTCTGCAAGCCTCCCGGCTGCTCGCCGTAGGCTGCGGGTATGGCAACGTATTCCGTACTCCCGGCAGAGCTGAATCTCGCGTTCGTGATTGGCGACGAGTTCATCCTGGACATTGATCTGTCGTTCGACGCGACTGGATATTCGTGGACTGCGCAGCTTTATGAATCGTCCACCACGTTTGTGAGCGGCGCGCCGGTCATTCAGTCTGGGGCTACATCTGCAACATTTAACATCGAGACGGTTAGTGCTGCCGCTGGGCAATACACGCTGACGCTGGTTGAGGCTCAGACGGCGGGGCTGCTCGTTTCCACTGCATACCGCTGGTTCCTGCGCGGCGTTTCGCCTGGCGGCGTGACGCGCACCTATCTCTCGGGCTCGGTGAGGCCGACATCGCCATGAGTGAAATTAACGTCACGTCTTCGCAGCCTGACGTAACGGTTGCCGTGTCTGGCGGCACCGCGGCGGTCAATGTTTCGCAGCCGTTTGGCGACCGTGGGCCGAAAGGCGACGTTGGGCCAGCGAACACGCTCACAATTGGCACGGTCACAACCGGCGCGGCTGGCTCCAGCGCAGTCGCCACGATCACGGGCACGGCACCGAGCCAGGTACTGTCGCTGACGATCCCGCGCGGCGACGTGGGCCAGACCGGCGCGACGGGCAGCCAAGGGCCGCAGGGCACCGCCGGTGCCGCCGCGACCGTGAGCGTCGGAACGGTCACGACAGGCGCGGCTGGCAGCAGCGTCGCCATCACGAACGCAGGTTCCAGCACGGCCGCCG